AGTAAATGAATTTGTACCTGTTGGAAAAAAAGCAAACTTTTCTAAAGATTTCTGGAACTTAAATCTTAATCCCATAACCATGTATAGATGTGGTTAACGGTTCGTGGCTTTGTCTTGTTGCCTAAAATACAAGACCAATTTTAAATTTATCACTATGAAAACTGATACAAAATCAACTGAAAATACAGCAGAATCAGGCAATAAGTCAAAACCACTGTTACAAGCAGTGTTTTTAGCACCTTACTTACCTTTTAAATTAAAATGCCAAATAAAAAACGGTAAAGAAATTAAAATAGATATTCTCCAAGCTATTTATGACAATAAAGTAAGAGCAGAATGCACTTTCTTTAATATTGTTGAAGCACAACAAGGGTTTGAGTTTGTAAAACCTATTTTAAAACCATTAGGAGATTTGACAAAAGATGAAAAAACTTGTGATGAAATAAATGAGTTTTTAGAACCTAACGGACTTGAAATAAACAACTTTCTTTTATTGAAAAATTCTTTAAATGCCGTTGTTATTTCGTGGGAAGAAATGCAGAATGTTTTAAATATTCTTTACCGTGAACATTATGACGTTTTCGGATTGATAAATAAACGTTTGGCGGTTTCTGTACACGATGTTGTGCAACATTGCTTGTAACTAATGTATAGAACCTATAAAAGTATTACTTATATATGCCAAAGCCTAAAATATATACCAAAGTCAAAGTAATAAAAATTACTGAAGTGCAGCACCAAACATTACTCAAGCTTGATAGCTATAATGTAAATGTTGCAAGGTTCATTCGTGAAGCTATTGCAGAAAAAATTAAACGAGAGTATGCTCAGTTAATTCCAAAAAAGAAAAAACAACGATGTCCATTCAAGCCACTTAAATAGTGGCTTTTTTTATAATCATATTTTTTTATGATTATAATAATACTTTTGTTATATTTGACTATTCAAAATTTTGGTATGGTCTTGTTAGATAAAGTATTAAGTAATGTTCACGCTTGCAGTATTGAGTTGATGTTTGAAGGCGATGCTGTTCCTTCAAACATTACTGGATGGCAGCCATTTTACAATACACGTTTTGAAAATGCAACCTTCGAAAAAGCTTATGCCTCACTTTCTTCTATATTTTTTAGTGAAGAAAGTATTCCTTCAGCAGCTGGAACTTCTTACAAGCAAAAATTAACCTGGCGTTTTCCTGAGCATGATGCAAACAGATCAGAACGAATTGCATTGATTCATCAAATCAAATTTTTAAAATTCAAGTTTACATCTGGTTTAGATTTAATCGTCGGCAGAAATGACGTATTTCAAAATGCAAAACCAATTATAAAAGTTTCTTCAGATGGTCAACTATGTGTGGTTGAAGTTGAAACTATGAGTATATCTCCAGCAGGATTCACTCCTAATCCTAACACATACGGATTACCAAACATTGTTCCACTAAGTTTATTATAATTATGTCAGTAACAGATCCTTTTCCGTTAAATTATACTCCTAAAGTAAATTCACCACAGTTATTGGCTTGGCTAGCTCAATTTGGTGATGACAAATTTGTAAGAGCTGAAGATTTTAATCAAATCTTTCAAGCTTTACAATTCCTGTATGAAAATATGGGTGGCGGTGGAACATTCAACCCAGCAGATTATGATTTAGATGCTTTTCAAAATCTTGCATCAGATCCTTACGTTAGATTAAGTCAAGTACTTACATCGGCAGATTTACAAGCTGTACAGGAAGGAATATCTTGGAAAACTCCAGGAGCAAGATTATATCTTGATACTCCTATTCCAATGAATGGAGTTATTCCAACAATTGCAGTTCAAGATTTTCAAGGCGTTACTCTAGTTAATGATGACAGAGTAGTGTTACCTTCACAAGCAAATCAAATATTCAATGGAATTTATAGAGTAAATACAGGATTGTCTGGTTTTTATAGATTCTATAGAACTAATGATGCTAACACTACAGCAGAATTAAATAATGCAACTATTTCAATAGCTGAAGGTACTCATGCAAATGAGACTTTTAGACAGCAAACAGTTAATCCGGTTATTGGAACTTCAAATATTGTTTTTGATGTTTTTGGAGCTACAGTTCCAAGTGCCACAAATTTGATATCAGGAATAGCAAAATTATACAATGCTATTGGAACTGAAACGGATGGAGGAATAACTCCAAATGCTGTTAAAGTTGGATTAGAAGCAAAACAAGAAAATGCAAAACTAATTTCAGCTAATCATACTGCTGTAAATAACGATAACTTAATAGTAAATGCAACTTGTACTATTACTGATGTAGCATCACCATCAAACGGAACTAATTATACAGCAACTATCGTAAATGGTTCTGTTACTATTGGTGGAGTTGTTTATGGAATGGGGGTTATTGTAAAAAGAATTTACAATAGTGGTGCTTGGAAAACTTGTGTGGTTACTGATACCGAAGATTGGACAGATTTTAGTGGCACTTCAATAATTACTGGTTTTGTTACTCCAAATATTACATTCTTAAGATATAGAAGAACTGGAAAAGCTGCTACTGTAAGAGGAAGAATTACAGGAGTTTCTAATTCTTTAACCGGACCAACGCTAACGCATCCGTTTACAACTCCAAATTTTGGAGCAGGTCAACCTAGTTATTCATTAACATACACAAACAATAGTGTTTCTAGTCCTACCTCTGGATTATTAGTTGCTGCAAATAATTCAAATCTTATTCAGTTTTTTAGAGATGGTAGTTTTTCCACAAATTGGAGCAATACAGGAACCTTAAGTATATCATTTGAAATTACTTTTATAATTCAATAATATGTTTACACTAATAACAGAAGAAGGTCGTTGCGGTGGAGTTATAGGAACTCAACCAACGCATAACAATTGGACTAATGTTCCTTATAATGGTGGGTTAATAAAAGAATTTTGGAACGGAACAGATTGGGTTGAATCCGAAACTCCTGAAGAAATTGTACAAATCAATGGTTCTAAATTAGCTATTGAAGTTAAATACCCAGAATTACAAGGTATGAACTATAAACTTTTAGGTTTAGATAATCTAGAAGGAATTAAGCGCGATTCTACATTAGCAGATAAAGGATTGAAAGGTGAAAAGCGATATAGAAAAGATGGCGTTTTAATTTGGTCTTCAGAGAAAAAATATTGGTTTCAACCTGATGGCTATCCTGATGGATTTCGTCGAGTTACCAAATTATTCAATATTGATGAAAGCGTTGCAATGCAATGGGAAAACTTCTATGAGTTATCTCCAGATGATAAGCAATTGTTTTTGAAACAACAGCGTGAATTCATTTTTGAATATTTCAAAAGTCAACAGCCTCAACTATTCAATTTCTTGTATACATTTTTTGCTAAAGAAATCAACGATTACATTATGGCCGACGGTGATACATTAAAAAATACTTTAATTGAAATGGCGGAAACTCATCCATATCAAGATGATAACGGAGTTTACATTGTTAGAGTAACATTAAATCAAGTTATTCCAACATTAACGCCAGGAGTTACTACAACAGTTTTACAAGGAATCATTGACGAATTAGTATGATAAAAAACAGATTTTATAAAGACTTCACTCCTATCCAACTTAGTGTTGGCGATGTCCTTATGAAATCAGAAATGGTTGGATTGGATTATAAACATCCAATCCGAACATTGTATTTAGAAGCGTGGCAAAGTTTTGAGCGAGGTGAATGGAGCTATGACGGCGCAACCTTTGTAAAAGAAAGATTTTCAAATAGTCTTTTCGAGCTCGCATCATTCATTCACGACTGGCGGAACTCGATGGGTTATGTTGGTTCCTGGGTAGATAAAGAATTTATAGATATCATGATATGTTTAAATTATCCATTTAATAAAATATTAATTCGATATCTACTAATGCGGCTAACCTTTATAAATGTACTGCTGCACAAGATTAAAAAGAATTACAATACAGATAAACCTTCTTTGATATACCAGCTTAAATGAATATAGTGCCTTTAGAACTTAGACCGCATTTAATTCCATTCCTTTACAAAGAATTTGAAGGAGTTGAATATCAGTATCTAAAGGAAAAAGTAAAAGTATGCAAAGTTGACACTCGCTCAACATTTGGATTTACGATTATAACTACCTTAAAAAAAGTAGATTATCCTGTTAAACCTAATTCAAAATTTTACGTTTACATTGGTTTCAATGTTGACGGAATTACTGCAAAAATGTACAAGTTAGAAAATTATGAAGATACTTTTCTAATGGTTCCAGACTGCGTTAAAGAAAATATCAATGATATTTTGGAGGACCAGTTTAGAATGGCGTTTCAATTTCACTCTCGTGGAATGATGAAAGCCGATAAAACTCTTAAATTAAAAGATGTTGTTGCAGACTTTATGCAAGAATATGAAATGGATGAGTATGGTTTTGAATTAGCTTCAATGCTCAAGGTTCTATCCAGAGGAAAAGAACATAAACTTTCTAGAATACAAAACCAGACACCGCGTACTCTAAGAAACAAAAGTGTGTCCAATAAATAATTTTTTTGAGTAATAGGTTTGTGCTTTAAAATAGTAAAGCAATGTTACAAACCTTTTTGTCCTTTCTAGCGAAACAATTATCTATAATTCACACTGGAGTTTGGTATGCTAAAATTAAAGCTTCTTTTCTTGTAGGAACTACTCTTTCTCCTTTTGCAATTATAATTCAAAAATTAACTGATTGGTATATTACTAATCAAGTGACTATTTTCTTCTTCTGTGGAGCTATAATTTTTGATTGGTTATCTGGTGTAGCAAAGCACATTAAATTAAAAACATTTTCTTGGAAACTCAATGGCATAGGGTTACTAGTTAAAATAGGAATGGTCGTGGCTGGTTCTTTTTTAGCTGAAGCATTACCTCACTTTTTAGGTAATGATAATTTAGTTTCAAACTCGCTTTTAACAATTTTAAGACTATCTATTTTCATGTATCCTGCTGGTAGTTGTTGGATGAATATGGCAATTATTACAAATGGAGCTTTTCCTCCTACTGGATGGATTAATAGAATAAAATCATTTAACGAAAATCTAACTGTAAAAGATTTAACAGATGGTAAAAATTAATAGACCTCAATTCTATAAAAACTTTCGAAAACAATTCGGAAAGCTTTCTCAACTTCAAGTTGATGGAATTGAAGCAATTTTTAATGAATGGGAAAGATTAAAGCTATCTGATTTAAGATGGCTTGCTTACATATTAGCAACTGCATGGCACGAAACTGCAGAAACAATGCAGCCAATAGAGGAATTTGGTAAAGGAAGAGAAAAGCGTTACGGAAAGAAAATTAAGCACTCTGGTGTTTCCTATGTTTTTCCAAACAAAATTTACTTTGGGCGCGGTCATGTTCAATTGACTTGGTATGAGAATTATGAGTTAATGGGTAGACTTATTGGAGTTGACCTATTAAAGAATCCAGAACTAGCATTAGTAATGGAGAATTCAATTAAAATAATGTTCGAAGGAATGCTTCGTGGAGCTTCTTCGTTTGGTGATTTCACCGGAAGATCTTTAGAACAATATTTCAACGAAGTAACAAATGATCCTATTGGAGCTAGAAGAATAATTAATGGAACTGACAAAGCTCAATTAATCAAAGGGCATCACGATAAATTTTTAATCTGCTTGACTAAATGATAACAATTAACAATATCAAAGCTTTAGGATTTGCAATACTAGTTGGATTGTGTATCTGGTTTATCAAAGATTATCAGTACCAGGTTAAAGAAAATGCTCGCATTTCTGAAAACGCTACACAACTAAGAAAATCAGATAGTTTGAGATTTACTTCACAAACTTTAAATAAAGATGAAATTCAAGAATACTTGAATTACCAAAATCAAGATTTAAAGCAAAAATTACAAGAAGCAAATATCAAAACAAATCGTATTGAAAGTATTGTATCGACGCTTTATAAATATAAAGACACCGATAAAAAAGAGTTTGATTTTACAGAATTATCCAATGCGATAATTAGTAAAATACCAAAATCAGTTCCATTTCAAGACACTACAAAATGTATGACTGTGAAAGGAAATTTAGTGTATCAAAATGATTCTTTAAGGTTAGAAATTACTGAAAAGTCATTCAATAATAAATCAGATGCTGTGGCTTATTGGCAAAGAAGAGAATGGTCTTTTCTTGGAATAAAAACAAGGTTTCTAGGCAAAAAAGAATTTACCGCTAAAACATTTGATCAATGTGGCCAAAGTCAAGTATTAAAAATTGAAAAAGCAAAAAAATGAAAATAAATCCATTTGTAACCGAATTACTCCATGGAGAATGGTTACTACATAATGTAGAATCATACTACCATATTGTTGAAGCATTACGTAATCGTAGTGCAATTGATTTTCAAGGCATAAAAGATGATGAAGTTAAAGCTTTAGAAATTCTTGACGCTAACGGAATGGTGATAAGAGGAAACAAAGGTGAAGTTCCAACAATACCTGAAAACTCAATCGCTTTAGTTTCTATGCGTGGTGAAATAGTTGCTTATTCTGATTGGTGCGCTGTTGGAGCTGATGAAATTATAAGACAATTATATCAAGCGCAATCTTATAATAATGTTGATGCTACCATAATGGATTTTGATACTCCTGGAGGAAGTGTAAAAGCAATTGACATGTTTAGAGAATTTGCAAAATATAAAACTAAGCCAATTGTAGGATTAGTAAAAGATGCTCTTTCATTAGGATATTGGGCGGCAGTTGAATGTTGTGATTATATCATGATGGATGGAAATATATCTTCTCGCGTTGGTTCTATTGGTGTTGTTGCTTCATTTCGAGATAACACTAAAATGCTAGAAGATGCAGGAATTAAAATCCATGAAATATATCCTCCGGAAAGTAATTTCAAAAACAAGGATTTTGCAGAAGCTCGCAAAGGACAATATGAAGGTTTAATTAAAAATTCACTTTCACCTTTAGCTAAAAAGTTTCAAGCTTCAGTTAGAGAAAATAGACCAAACCTTGTAGAAGATAAATCTATAGGAGTTTTAAATGGTGCTGTATTCTTTGCTGAAAAAGCTTTAGAACTTGGACTGGTAGATAGTATCGGAGACAAAAGAATGGCGATTCAAAAAGCTAAGGAATTAGCACTTAGCTACGCAGTAAATAAGAGTTTAATTTAATCTATTTAATAATTTAAAAACAAGAATGTTATGTTAAAAAACACCAAGCTTATCGCAATGATGACGTCGATGTTGGTTTTCGCAGGTTTAAAAGAACCGCCAATTAAAGACGGTAAGGTAGAGTTTCCTGAAGACGCTGCTGCCAAATTAAAAACAGCTTTGACTGAAGAAACTTTTAATAAAGCCATAGAGGCTTTTGAAAAAGATTTAGCTGAAGCAAATCAAGCGAATGATATTCGCTCAAGTGTAGAAACCATGTTGAAGGATATGGAAGTTCCTCAAGAAGAATTGGAGGAAATTGTAAACAAATCTAAGGATAATAATCCTGGTGATGTATTAGGTATGATTAAAGCAGTACAAACTTCTTTATCAAACTACAAAGCAGAAACAGATAAAAAAATTCTGAAGCTCAGTAATGATCCCGAAAATGATACGCCTGTAGCTTCTATAATCAGAGATAATATGAAAGCTATTGTCCACAGTGCGACTCACATTTTTAGCTCAGGAAAAGACTATGACTCTATTGCAGATAGACCTTGGAACAAAGCTTTAGTAGAAGGTTTAGAAACTTCGGCTACTGACTTTTCTAATGAGCTTGTGGTTCAAAAATTAAACGGAGACTTAAACCATTTCTACAGAGAAAATCCAACTATGATTAAATCTTTACATAGAGATAATTATGGATTGCCTGAGTTTT